AGTTGCCAAAGATTTATATAATGAGTTTGAGCCTGACATGGTGCTTATAGAGCAGAAGGCTAGTGGTATGCCTTTGACGCAGGAGTTAAGGCGCATGGATATACCTGTAACGCCATTTACGCCTAGTCGAGGCGCTGATAAATTTACTCGCATGAATGCCTGTGCGCCAGTGTTTGAATCTGGTATGGTATGGAGGCCAGACATGAATTTTGCTGAAGAGGTTGTAGAAGAGTGTGCCGCGTTTCCGAATGGGGAACATGATGACTTGGCAGATTCGATGACTCAGGCTATACTACGTTTTAGGCAGGGTGGTTTTATTTCGACTCCCACCGATTATGAAGATGAAGATTTAGTGCGTTATAATCGCAGGAAGGAATATTACTAATGGCTGAAAAAAACATGAAAGGTCCAAAACCAAGACCTAAAAATGCTCCTAAGAAAGTAAAGCAAGTAGGTCCAAGGCCTAGACCCAAACCTGGCATGATGAATGAAATGATGGGCCGGATGGTTGACCCTACCAAAACTATATCTGATGCAGATGTTGCTGAACTAATTAAAATGTCTAAAGAGGCCGTTAAGTTTGAAGATGGTGGTGAGGTAAATCGTGATTTAGGAGGTTTTATTCTTGATTCGTATTTAGGTGGTGTTCGCCAGAAAGATTTAAGACCTAAAAAAGTAGGTGGTTATTCACCAACTAGAAAGAACACTGGCGCTGTAATGCCTGGTCGTGGTGGCAAGTTTAAAGGAACAAAATAATGGCTGAAAGATCTGCATATTTAAACTCATTACTTGCAATGGAAAGACTCGCCAGAGAGATGGAAACTTCTCCAGCAAGAAGGCAAATGTTTAAGAATTTTTTCATTGATCCTGATGCTGAAATAGCATCTCAAAGGGCTGCTAGAAGAAAGAGTTACTTTGGCGCTAAAGCTAGAGGTATGAAAGATGGTGGTGTTGTTCGAGGTGCGGGTGCTGCTACGTCAGGCACTAAGTTTAAAGGAGTATTCTAATGAGCAATGAATTCAATGAGGCTTTATTAGAGCAGTTATTTGAAGAAGCATTAGAAATGGGCATGACAGATGATGCTGCCGCTAAGTTTGCTCGTAAGCGTTTTGAGGAAATGCCAGAGCCTGACTACAAGGCTGAAGGTGGTGTTATTAAGATGAAAAAAGGTGGCAAAGCTTTTCCTGATTTAACTGGTGATGGGAAAGTCACCAAAAAGGATATATTGCGTGGCAGAGGTGTTTCTGGTTTTAAGTATGGTGGTGTTGCCTCTAATGTTTCTCGTGGCGGTGGTGCTGCTTTGCGTGGCACTAGATTCACAGGAGTAAAGTAATGAGTGGTCCATTTAGAAAAAAAGGTCTTAGAGTTTTTGATAAAGGCTACAGGGCGGTTCCTAAGATGTTTCGTGGAACAATCATAGGTGATTTAATGGAAGAGATCATTGGAGTAAAAAAACCTTTTAAAAAACCAAAAAGAATGAACAATGGCGGCGCTGTTTTAAAGGGTAGAAGCACAAAATTTAAGGGTACATTTTGATGAACGCTAAAGAGTTTAATAAAAAATTTAAAAAAGTTACCAAGTCAGATTATGATGATTTGCTTCCAGCATCAAAAAGAATGTTTGATGCTGCTAAAAGATTGGGCTTAATCGCTGCTGCTTCTAAAAGTGGAGGTATGCTTTCAAAAACTGGTACAGTGACTGTTTTTGACCCAACAACATATGAACGAGTGCCTAGAAAAGAATTGCAAGTCAATATGTTCATGCCGTCTAGGAAAGAGAAATTTAAACCAAATCTAGGTGATAAAAGATATGACCCTGACATAGGGCAAGCTACGCCTACAAGAAAACCTTTATTAAAAAGCCAATTAAAAAAAGCAGGCAAAGATTTTATGAATGGCGGTGCTGTTATGCCCAATAGAGGCGGCAACTTTAAGGGTACATTTTAAGGGAGTGAAGAAGTGACAAAAAGAGTGCCAAAGAAACCAAAGCCAAAGAAAGACAATATTAAAAAAGCAAATACATTTGTGGATTTAATGATAGCAGGCGGTCCCTATGCGAAAGAAATTATACCTTACATTGCACATGGTACAGCCGCTGCTGGGGCAGGCGCAACAGGGTATGCTATTAATAAAATGCGAAAATTAAAAAAAGATCGCCAAAATAAAAAGGGTGGTTTTATGAATGGCGGGGTTGTTATGTCCAATAGAGGCGGTAAGTTTAAGGGTACATTTTAATGCGCTCTGACAAAGAAATTAGAATAATGGCTCAAATAGATATTACTAATCTTACTGACGCTGAATTTGATAGGCATTTAGTTATGCAAGACGCATTAAGAAAAAAAATAAAATCTCCTATGAGTAGGGGTTTTGGAGTGGCAACAAGAGGTAGTAAGTTTAAAGGAACATTTTAACGACTATTCATCGAATGTGGGAAATATTGGTTATATTATTTGATGAAGTCTAAGTGGTTGGGTCATTTTGTATCATTGATAAGGTGAATTGCCCTTCGGCTTTATCAGCGCTCAGTAACCCTCACTTTGAGGCGCAATTCAATTTGACCCAACACCAATTAAGGGATTAAGGGGAACATAAAATGGCAGTAGAAAAAATACTTGGTGCAGGCGGGGACATTCCTATAGAGGCCATTGAAGAGATAGGAATAAGTGAGGAAGTTATTCCTGTTGACGCTAATATTCTTCAGTTTGAAGATGGTAGTGCTTTAATTGGTGGCGAAGAAGAAGAGCTATCTGTTCAACCGCAAGACTTGCCATATGATGCTAATTTAGCTGATTACATAGATGAAGCAGAACTTGCTGTTATTTCCAGTGATTTAGTCGGTAGTATCGAAGATGATTTATCTTCTAGGAAAGAATGGGAAGATACTTACAAAAGAGGCATTGACCTTCTGGGAATGAAATACGAAGACCGTTCTCAGCCATTTGAGGGTGCTACAGGGGTTGTTCATCCATTATTAGCAGAAAGTGTAACACAATTTCAGGCGCAAGCTTACAGAGAGCTTTTACCAGCAGGAGGGCCTGTTAGAACACAGATTATTGGTGCAGAGAACTCAGAAGTTGTAAAGCAAGCTGAACGCATCAAGAATTACATGAATTATCAAATAACATATGAGATGGAAGAGTATGATCCTGAATTAGACCAGATGTTGTTTTATCTTCCTATTATTGGTTCTACATTTAAAAAAGTTTATTTTGACCCATTATTACAGCGGCCTGTTTCTAAGTTTGTTCATGCTGAAGATTTAGTTGTCCCATATACAGCGACTGATTTGTTTAGTTGTTCTCGTGTTACACACGTTGTAAAAATGAATAAGAATGAGATACTAAAGCTTCAGGTTTCTGGTTTTTATTCTGATGTTCCTTTGCCTGGTGATGGGTATGGTGCAGAGGACTACAGTGAAGTTCAGGAATCTATTAATGAGGTTGATGGTATACAGCCTTCAGGTTCTAATGAAGATATTGTTTTGTATGAAGTTCATACAGATTTAGATCTTACTGGCTTTGAAGATTTAGATATGGAAGGTGAGCCTACAGGAATTAAACTTCCATATATTGTTACTTTAATTGAGAAGAGTGGCAAAGTCTTGTCTGTTCGTAGAAACTACGACATAGAAAAGCCTTTACAAAAAAAACAATATTTTGTGCATTACAAATTTCTTCCAGGGTTAGGCTTCTACGGTTTTGGCCTAACTCATATGATTGGAAATTTAGCACAAGGAGCTACGAGTCTTTTAAGACAGTTGATAGATGCAGGAACTCTATCAAACCTCCCTGCTGGCTTTAAAGCTCGTGGCGCTCGTATTCGTGATGAGAATGAACCATTGAACCCTGGTGAATTCAGAGACATTGATGTAGCTGGTATGGATATACGCCAAGCTCTTATGGCATTGCCGTTCAAAGAGCCTTCACAGACTTTATATTCCCTTTTAGGAACTTTAGTGGACTCTGGGCGTAGATTTGCATCTATGGCTGATATGAAGGTTGCAGAGATGGGTGGAGAGACACCTGTTGGCACTACTATGGCTATTATGGAGCGTGGCACTAAAGTTATGAGTGCTATTCACAAGCGTTTGCATTATTCACAGAAACAGGAGTTTAAGCTTCTTGCTGGTTTGTTTGCTCGATTCACTCCTCCTTCATATATGTATGAGGTTCCAGGCGCCCCTCCAGAAATAAAAGCTACCGATTTTGATGGTAGGATTGATGTTATTCCTGTATCAGACCCTAACATATTTTCTATGTCTCAGAGAATTGCATTGGCTCAGACCCAATTGCAATTAGTTCAAAGCAACCCTGATTTGCATGGGGGGCAACAAGGTTTGTATCAGGCGTATAGAAAAATGTACGAAGCTTTAGGAGTAACAAATGTCGATTCAATACTTCCTGTCCCGCCTGAACCAGTTCCTGCTAACCCTGCAAAAGAAAATCAGGAAGCTATGCGAGGAAAGTCTTTACAGGTATTTGCAGATCAGAACCATAAAGCGCACATTGAGGCGCACTTGGCAATTATTGCAACGCCAGTGGCGCAAGCTAATGCGGCAATTGTAATGACATTACAGGGTCATATTCAAGAGCATATTGGATTTATGGCAGAGCAAATGTCTCAAGATGAAGTTATGGAAGGCATGGATCAGATGCAGGCTCAAATGATAGCCACAAATCCTGATTTGCAAGCTCAAATAGCAAATCAAGTTTCTTCTCGTGCTGCTGAATTAATTGGTGAATTAACTGAACAATATGCACAAGCTGTATCTCCTCCTCCAGAGCAGGATCCTCTTGTGTCCATTAGACAACAAGAGCTTGCTTTACGAGGTGCTGACATTCAAAGAAAAGCTGAAGAGTTTGAGCGTTCACAAGAGTTCGATAGAGAAAAAGAACGCAATGATAAATTACTTGCTCAACAGCGTTTAGATTTACAAGATGAGGCTCTTTCTGATAAAACTAGAGTTGCAGAAGAGCGAATTCAAACGCAGAGGGATATTGCTGCGGCAAACATAAGGAGTAGAGGATGAGTGCAAGTTCAATAAGTAGACAAGTAGCCGCTGATATGAAGGCCAAAAAGCTGGAGAGAAGAGATGCCATTGAAAAAAGGAACAAGCCAGAAGACAGTAAGCTCGAACATCAGCAAATTAATGTCGGAGGGTTATCCGCAGAAACAAGCAATAGCGATATCCCTGTCGTCAGCGAAAAAACCGAAGCCAAGCCAAAAGCCAAAAAGAAAGCTTCAAGCAAAAAAAAGGCAAGTGCAAAAAAAACGTGATGGCGGAGTGATAACAAAGTTTTCACGAATATCTAAACCACAAAGATTTGAGGGAATCTTTTAGTTACTTGAAATGAAGGGCTTTTTACCAAGAGGTTGGTAATGATTGATCCTATTTCAAGTATGGCGTTGGCCTCATCGGCTTTCGCAACTTTAAAAAAAGGTGTGAGCATAGGCCGTGACGTTCATTCAATGGGCAAAAGTTTGTCCCAGTGGATGTCAGCGGTGTCTGATATTGACCGCGCCCATCACGAAGCTAAAAACCCACCTATATTTAAGAAACTTTTTGCAGGAAAATCTGTTGAGCAAGAAGCGATGGAGTTGTTCACGCAACGCAAACAACTTGAAAATCAACGTGATGAACTCAGACGTTTAATAAGTAGTATGTGTGGTCCTTCAGCTTGGCAAGAACTTATCCGCATGGAGCGTGACATACGCAAACAAAGGCAAGAAACTTTGTACGCTCAAAGAGAAGCTCGTAAACACTTTGTAGAAGCTATAGCAATAATAGTTTTAATTATTGTTGTTATAGGATTTGCGATTGGTCTATTGTGGCTGTATGTGAATAGGGGGTCATTTTGATACAAAAAAAATTAGAAAAAGGTTCCGAGTATAATAAGTATGATTTAGATGGGGACGGCATCGTGGACGATGATGAGTTACTAGCGGCTGAAAAACTACATGAAATAGAAGCTGCAGAAAAACACGAAGCAGCGGAGCTTCGTAAAATGACAGCACAAAGACGAATGGCTACTGCTGTTCTAATATTTATGGCTCTTTACACATTACTAATGTTTGCTCCATTTGTTCCAGACTCTCGAATAAAATTATTAACAGATTTATCTAACTTGCTTTACATAACAGGAGGCACTATTGTAGGAGCATATATGGGTGTATCTGCTTGGATGTCTAAAAAATAATGTTTGAGCATTTATTTCTGTTGTTTGTTTTTGTGGGGGCAGAGAGAACATTGGATAGCAGAGACATGTATTTTAGAAATTTGAATGATTGCATTTGGTTTTCTGAAAAAATACATAAACAGGGCGAAACCATAACTTCTTACTGTTTACCAAAACTTGTTAATTCAGATTCGGTAAAGGTATATTAAAATGATACAAGCACTAATAGGACCCGTAACAGGTATACTAGATAAGTTTATTGAAGATAAGGATCAGAAAAATGCTTTGGCGCACGAAATTGCCACAATGGCAGAAAGACATGCTCAAGAGACAAAAATGGCTCAAATCGAAGTCAACAAAGCAGAAGCGCAACACAAATCCATCTTTGTTTCTGGATGGCGTCCCTTCATCGGCTGGACCTGTGGTACAGCGTTGGCATACCACTTTGTCCTTGCTCCGATTATTTTGTTCGCAACAGCGTATGCTGGTGTCGAGGTTCCTGAGCTACCTAGTTTCGACATGGAGACGTTGACCACGATTTTGCTTGGAATGCTGGGCCTCGGAGGATTACGCAGTTTTGAAAAGTACAAAGGGTTAACAAAATAATGGATGCAGTAGCATTAACTGAACATATGCTAAAGAACATACGCGAGAAGAAGGGTGATTATTCTCAGATGCTTGCTGATGGTGCGGTAGAAGATTATTCAAACTACCGATTTATAGTAGGGCAAATACGCGGCTTGCAATATTGTGAAGATGAATTAACTGCCGCGATGAAAGGTGTCATAGAGGGATGACAAAGAAACTATTCGTGCCAGATAGAGTGGCTACGGCAAAGCTTCCTAAATCTATTGAAAAAGGATTTGAAGCTGAAGAAGATAAAAACTCCAAAAATCCAGAGGAATTTGACGGTTCTGTTATAGATAGACTGCCTCAACCAGTAGGTTATAGGCTTCTCGTTATTCCTTACTACATGAAAGCCAAGACGAAAGGTGGTGTTTACATACCTGATGCTACTCGTGATCGTGAAAGTTTCGCTACAGTAGCTGCTTACGTTGTTCGGCTTGGTCCAGACGCATACAAAGACATTGATAAGTTCCCTTCAGGGGCTTGGTGTGGTGAGAAATCATGGGTGCTTATGGGCAGATATGCTGGTAACAGGTTTAAAGTGGATGGTCTTGAGGTTAGGCTCATAAATGACGATAATATTATTGGAACTATCCTTGACCCCGCAGATATATCTTATGTATAAATAATTAGGAGATTTTTATGGAAAATACTGAAAATCAAAATGCAGTAGAAGAACAAATGACAACTGTTTCTTTAGAAGAACCAGAAGTAGAAACTTCAGAAGCTTCTGAAGAAGTACAAACCAGAACAAATGTTCAGGATAGTTCTGATGAATCTGATGTTTCTGAAACTTCTGATGAAGAACTAGATAATTATAACAGTTCTGTTCAAAAAAGAATTAATCAATTAACTGCTAAAAGAAAACAGGCTATTGAAGAGGCGGAGGCAGCTTATCAATATGCCAAACAAAAAGAAGCTGAAAACGAACAATTAAGAAAAAAATATGACGAGTTAAATACTGGTTATGTTGGTGAGTATGGAACTCGAATAGAATCTCAAACGGCAGAAGCAAAAAGACTTGCAAAAGAAGCTTTTGATTTGGGTGATACGGATAAGTTTTCTGAAGCTCAAGAACTAATAGCTCGTTTAGCAATTGAAAAAGAACGTCTTAGAATACAAAAAGCTAGAGTAGAGGAGCAAGAAGTTTCTGTAGAGCCTCAATCTTCTGATGCTCAACCTCAAAAAGCTCAACGTCCTCTTGATCCTAAACTTGTTAGTTGGATGGACAAAAATCCTTGGTTTAATCAAGATAGAATTATGACAATGGCTGCTCAAGAAATTCATAGACAACTTGTTGCAGATGAGGGTTTTGACCCAACAAGTGATGATTATTATAAAGAAATTGATAAGCGCATGAGATTAGAAATGCCTAATAAGTTTCAGGAGAAACGGACTGTCGCCCAATCTGTAGCTCCTGCGTCTAATGGACGGTCTGTTAAATCTGGGCGGAAAAAAGCGGTAGAACTAACTCCTGGAGAGGTGGCTTTTGCTAACAAAATGAAAATACCGCTTGAGCGTTTTGCTTTAGAAAAAGCTAAAATTGAACAAAGGAGTGCATAATGTCTGATCGTACAAATAGGGATTCGCAAACCCGTGAAAAAAAAGCGAGAGTAACTGATTGGGTGCCGCCTTCTGCGTTAGAGGCTCCTGAAGCCCCTGTTGGATATAAGCATCGATGGATACGCGAGTCCGTCATGGAATTTGATGACAGAAACAATATTCATAAAAAAAGACGCGAAGGATGGGAGCTTGTGAAAGCTGAAGATCACCCAGAATTTGATGCTCCTGTTTTAGATGAAGGTAAAAACGCTGGCGTGATTGGCGTAGGTGGACTTGTTTTAGCAAGAATACCTGAAGAAATTGTGGAACAACGTAATTCTCATTATCGTAATGTTACTGCTAATCAAATGGATGCTGTTGATAGGGATTGGATGCGTGAATCAAATTCAGCCATGCCTAAACTACAGCCTCAGAGAAGCAGTTCAGTCAGTTTTGGATCTAATAATAAGTCCAAAAGTTAATTTTTTGTTTTTAGGAGAACGAAATGTCAAATAAAGATGCGTCTTTTGGTTTAAAGCCATTACGCTCTGGTAATGGCTCAGACTTCGTGGGAATGCAAAACAAATACCGCATAGCAAGTGGTGCTACTACTCCAATTTTCCAAGGTGACTTGGTAGAAGCTTTAACAGCAGGAACAATTGGTCGTATGGCAGCTGGTGATGGTGGTTTTGTTTTAGGTGTATTCAACGGATGCCGTTACACAGACCCAACATCGAAAAAGGAAACTTTTTCAAATTCATACCCAGGTTCAATTGCAGCTTCTGATATCGAGTGTTTTATTATCGATTCACCACATGCTGTTTTTGAAGTTCAAGCCGATGCAGCATTTCCTGTAGCCGACTTGTTTGGGAACTTCGACATTGTAGATCAAAGCCCAGTAGGAGATACTAACTCTGGTACTTCTCGTGTAGAGCTAGATGTCACAACTGGTGCAACAACTGCCACATTGCCACTAAAAGCAATCGATATTTCTCAAGATCCTGAGAATAGCGATGTTTCTTCTGCCAATACTAATGTTGTTGTTAAGATCAACAATCACCTGTTCAGTGCTGGCACTGCTGGCTTGGCATAAGGAGACTGATTAATGGCTATTTCAAGAGCGCAACTCGTAAAAGAGTTGGAACCAGGTCTTAATGCCCTTTTTGGTATGGAGTATGATCGTTATGACAACGAACATGCGGAAATCTTCGACACTGAATCTTCAGACCGTGCGTTTGAAGAAGAGGTAATGCTCGTTGGTTTTGGGAATGCCCAAACAAAGGCAGAAGGTGCTGGAGTAAACTTTGATAATGCTTCCGAAGCTTACACTGCAAGGTATACGCATGAGACAGTAACTCTTGCATTTGCTTTGACAGAAGAGGCAATGGAAGATAATCTGTATGATCGTCTAGGCGCACGTTACACACGGGCTCTAGCACGTTCAATGGCTCATACAAAGCAAGTTAAAGCCGCATCTGTTCTTAACAGTGCCTTTGACGCAAACTTTGCAGGCGGTGATGGTAAGGAGCTTTGTGCAACAGACCACCCACTAGCAGGCGGAGGAACTTTCCGTAATGAGCCTTCAGTTGCGGCGGATTTAAATGAGACTTCATTAGAAAATGCGTTAATTGATATTTCTACATTTGTTGATGAAAGAAATATGATTATCGCTCTTCGTGGTATGAAGCTTATTGTTCCACCACAGCTTCAGTTTGTAGCTGATCGTTTGCTTGAATCCACACTTCGTACTGGTTCAGCAGACAATGATGTTAACGCTATCAAAAATATGGGTATGCTTCCAGAGGGTTATACAATTAACCACTTCTTGACAGACCCTGATGCGTTTTTCCTCAAAACTGATACTCCAAATGGATTTAAACATTTTGAGCGTATTCCAATGTCAACAGGCATGGAAGCTGATTTTGATTCAGGTAACATGCGCTTTAAAGCTCGTGAGCGTTACAGCTTTGGATACTCAGATCCTCGTGCAGTGTTTGGTTCACCAGGCGCATAAGGATAAAAAACTTTCTTCTTTAAAGGGCGACTTCACAGTCGCCTTTTTTTGTTGTATAGTCAGTAAACCCTTGACTGCAATTTTGCAGACATTAGCCAAGACAAGGAGATTTAAATGGCTACGACAACTTTTAACGGTCCAGTCCGTTCCGAAAACGGATTTCAAATGGTTTCAAAGAATGCCACAACAGGTACAATAACTGTTACCAGTGGTAATAAAATGGCAAACGAAGCTGTAGGCAGTGCTGGTATTGAAGGAACCGCTGCAGTTTATGTCACTCAAGTTAATCGTCTTAAAAGTGATGTTTCAACAAATGTTAATATCGTAAAGACTACTATTATGATTGACCTTACTGGTCTTAAAGATGGTGGTACTGCTGGTGATATTATTGGTAAAGACGGTGCAGGCGTTGCCTATATTGCCAAAGTCACTACAGCAAACCAAGGTGTAGTGTTTGGTGTAACTATGCAGTGTGTGGAAGCCCCTGCTGGTGGATCAGCAGATATTGATTTGTTTTCAGCTACTGAAGGTACTGGAGTTAACGATACAGCGATTGGTGATCTAACAGAAACCTCTATTATTAATGGAGGAACACAAGCAGCAGGAACTCTTACCGCTGGTGGTGATATTGTAGCAGATCAATTTTTGTATCTTGTAAGTCAAGGCACAGGTGACGCAACATATACTGCTGGTCGTTTTTTAATTGAAATCACTGGTTACGATGTTGCTACTTAATTGAAAGATAGGAGAATCTAATGGCTGGTCCAGTAAAAGCCTTTAATTTTGCTCAAGGAAGTAGTGCGGCTGTAGTTGGTCCTGCTCGATCAAGAATACGTCAAATTGTAATATTTGCTGATGCTGCTGGTGCTTTTACCATAAAAGATGGAAGCGCAAGTGGAGAAGTATTAATTACACAGACTTTTCCCACAGGATTACATCATCTAAACATTCCTGATGACGGGATTATAGCCACAAGTGGTGCGTTTGTTGCTGCTTTCACTGGTTCTAGTAATCAGTTGACGATATTCTTGTCGTAGGTAAATCCTATGGCTAGAGCGAGAGACAAACAACCGCCAAAAACAAAAAAGTATTTCCGTTCCACAAAAAGTGGGGCGGGAATGACGAAAGCTGGTGTTGCTAAATACAGGAAAGATAATCCTGGTTCTAAATTAAAAACAGCAGTAACAGGAAAAGTTAAAAAGGGTAGCAAAGACGCTAAAAGGCGTAAGTCTTTCTGCGCTCGTTCTGCTGGTCAAATGAAAAAATTTCCTAAAGCGGCTAAAGATCCAAACAGTCGTTTAAGGCAAGCAAGGAAAAGATGGAAATGTTAAACGGAATTTCTATTGCATTTGTTACTGTTATATTAACCTCTGTTATAGGTTTGCTTGCGTGGATCGCAACATCTGTAGTAGATTTAAAAACAGATACGGCTGTTATCGCTGTTAAAGTAAATGAAAATCATAAAATGATAACAACTTTGTGGGAAGATTATATAAATAGGAGTGGAAATGGCAATCTCGCGCAGCTCAATTCCTCAACAGATATCAAGACCGCCATCGAATAGGAGTTCTAAAATGAAGGGTGTTAAACATTATAAAAGAGATGGCACATTATTTACTGGTGGCACTCACAAAATGGCTAACGGGGCTCTTCATACAGGTAAGAACCATACGAAAACTTCACAAAAGTTGTTTCATTTTAAAGATCTGAGTGCAAAAGCTAAAAAGAAAGCAAGGGCATAATGGCAAAAGACGCATGTTATAGAAAAGTAAAGGCCAGATATAAAGTTTTTCCTTCTGCTTATGCGTCAGGCGCTATTGCCAAGTGCAGAAAAGTTGGCGCTTCAAATTGGGGTAATAAGTCTAAAGCTAAGAAAATGAAAGATGGCGGGCCTGCTTTGCCTGCAAAAAGACCTTCAAAAAATCCTAACGTAGCTCGTGGCTGTGGTCTTGTAATGGAAGACAGGCGCAAGGTTACAAAGTTTACATGAGCAAAGAATGGCAGTACGAAAAACAAAAAAAGGCTTGGCTCTTAAAAGATGGTTCAAAGAAGATTGGAAAGATGTACGCACGGGGAAAGCGTGTGGGCGTAGCAAAAGTGAAAAACGGGGTACTCCATATTGTCGCCCCTCCAAACGGGTTAGCTCTAAAACACCAAAAACATCAAGTGAACTTAGTGTATCCGAAAAGAGAAGCAGAATAGCTCAAAAGAAGAGACTTGGACAACCACCAGGTAAGCCAAGAAGAGTACAAGCCGTTAAAAGAAAAAGAAAGTCTTCTTAATGTCTCTTGAATTAGAAGAAAAAATTAAATTAGATTTAAGAAATTGGTCTAAACATGCTTTAGAAATTCCTAATGAACATTACAATAATTTACCTCCTTGCCCATATGCAAAAGCAGCTTGGTTAAATGATAAAATAAAATTTGAATTTAATTATTTAGAAGGTGAGGACTTAGTATATTCTTGTATAAATAATTGGAACGATGATAAAGATGTATTAATATTAGTTGATTTTTTTCCAATGGATTTAGATGAAATGGATATTTTTTTAGATGATTTAAATCAAGATATAAGCCAAGGAAAATATAATACAAAAGATATGTATCTCATGGGATTTCATCCAGAAGATGAAAGCAACGAACTGTTAGAAGATAGTCTTGATATGGAAGAAGATTCTGATCCTCCATACGCTATGATATTTTTTCAAAGATTAAGTAAGTTGCAAGAAGCCTCAGATTCACTTAGAATAAAGGGGTATTATGATGTGTGCGAAGATTACTATGATGCCGAATCTTTGTATAAGCGTAGAAAATCTATTTATAGGAGATTAAAAAATGGTAATGAAAAAAGCTAAGAAGATGATGCGTGGCGGTGTTGCTAAGAAAAAAGCCAAGAAAATGATGCGTGGTGGTAATGTATCTCCTAGAAAAGCTATGGCTATGGGCATGATGGATGGCGGTAAAGTAAAGAAAGCCAAAAAAATGATGCGTGGCGGTAAAGTTAAAAAATAATGACTGTATCAGGTTCAACTAATTTTGAACTCGATGTATCCGATTACATTGAAGAAGCGTTTGAGCGTTGTGGTTTAGAGGTTCGTACTGGCTATGATTTAAAAACTGCTAAAAGATCGTTGAACCTTTTATTTGCTGATTGGGCTAATAGAGGGCTTAATCAGTGGACTATTACTCAAAGAACACAAACTGTAACGCAAGGTGACGCGGATATTACTTTGGGTGCAGATGTTATTGATGTTTTGTCTATGGTTGTTCGTAGAGACAGCACAGATATTAGCATGGAGC